ACACATCGAATTGCAGCGCACGAAAATCGACCGGCTCCGTGAGGGCAAGGACGTGGACGGAAAGGACATCAAGTGAATATCACAATGCTGAAGCTGACGCCTGAGTGGCGCGCCATCTTGAACAAGGCCTGGAGCATGCGGCTCATCCTGCTGTCTGGCCTGCTGTCTGGCCTGGAGGCGGCCATGCCCATGCTGGCGCCCGATGTGCCCAGCGGCACCTTCGCAAAGGCAGCCGCGGCTGTGGCGATGGCCGCTGCCATCGCGCGCGTCGTGGCGCAGAAGGACGTCGAGACGAAGTCCAAATGAAGCAGCCGCAGCAGAAGGCGCCGGGCCGCGCCCGGTACTTCCCGCACCTTGCAGGCAGCCTGATGCTGTGCGCCGCGCCGCTCATGGTGTTTGTCGGCACCTGGGAGGGCGAGGAGCAGTTCGTCGTCTACGCCGACAAGCTGGCCGGCGGCCTGCCGACCGTGTGTCGCGGGCTGACCAAGCATGTCACCACCACCCCCATCGTGGTCGGCCAGCGCTGGAGCAAGGCCAAGTGCGATGCCGAGGAGGGCGCAGCGATGGAGCGGGTACAGACAGCCCTGGCCCGTTGCTTCAGAGTCCTGCCACCGCAGCAGGTGTTCGATGCCACCAGCAGCCACGCCTGGAACCTGGGTGCGCCGGCAACGTGCGGCAGCGGGGCTATGGCCGCCTTCAACCGCGGCGACTGGGAGCGCGGCTGCAAGCGACTGAGCAAGGGTGACGACGGTCGGATCGTGTGGAGCTACACCAGCACCACCGACCCGGCCACCGGCGCCAAGGTGCACCACTTCGTGCAGGGCTTGGCCAATCGACGGGGAGCGGAGACAAAGCTATGTCTATCGAGCTGAAGCTGGCCCTGTTTGTGGCCTGGACCGCACTCGTCGTGGCTGCCACATGGAGCTACGCCAAAACGCGCTACGAGCGCGCCGAGGCGCAGCAAGCTACCCAGGCCTTGGTGGCCGACAAGAAACGCAGCCAGCGGGCTGACGTCGTCGCCGGCAGGCATGCGGCATGGGAGCAGAAGCAGGCCGCAGTGGTCAAGGTACAGGAGGTTCAAATTGAAACAGCACTGGATGAGGCTGGCGATTGGTCTGGCGATCACATCCCTGCAGGGGTGCGCGCTGCTCTCGCCGCGACAGCTGCCGCCATCGTCACCACCGGCCACTCTGACCTTGTCTTGCCCGGCCCCGGTGGCGCGCGACCCAGCGACCAACGCGGATCTGGCCCGCGCCTGGGTCGAGGCGCTGGCGGGGTGGAAGGCCTGCTACGAGAGGCACCGCAGCCTTAGAGATGCGGTGACGCAGTGAGCGGCTGATCCGCTCGACCGAAGGAGAAGAAATTGAGACACGACTGGAAGATGCACATGAAGGCTGGCCTGCTGGTGATGCTCGCCGCCGCCGGCGCGGCCCTGGCGCTGCTTGCGATTGGCGCCGCGCCGCTGGCCACTGCCGTGACTGTCGCCGGGCTGGTGGCCGGCGCGACTGGTGAGGCGCACCAGTGGCTCGACAACCGAGCACGCGTCCGGGTGGGCCTGCCGCCCCTGCGCGATGTGTCGCTGGCTGACGGGCTCTTTACTGCGCTGCCGTGTCTGGTGTTCGCGGCCGGAGTGCAGGCCCACCATATGCGCCTGCTGTAAAGGAAAAGCCCCCAGGCCTTGCGGTTCTGGGGGCTTCTTTCAAAGAGCGGTAGCAACACAACCCTTCGGTGTGAGTCGCCATCCTACATCAGTTTGCGTGGATTCATCGCGGCGATCTTGCCCAGGTCACGCACGGCATCCATGTCGGCCGGCAGCAGGATGCGCGGCTTCGCATTCAGCACGCGCCCTTCGTGCGCCCAGTCAGGCAGCAGATCGTAGGCCCGGCCATCGTGCACGACCAGGGTCGGGATCTCGACGTCGTCCTTGTACATGACAGGCAGGCCGGCGATCTCTTCGGGCTCGGCACCCTCATCGTCCAAACCCTGGCACAGCTCCTTCGCCATCTCGCGCCCGTAGCTCTTGCTCATCACGATGACGGCACCCTCGGCATCCTCGCCCAGATAGCTGATCACAGCCTGGGCGATTCGCACTGTCTGCACTGCTAGCATTCCCTGTCTCCTTCGTCGACAATATCACACACGCGCCTGATTTCCCCTTATGAATCAACACGGTTCGAGTCCCGTCCTGGGCACCAGAATTGTTCGACACGGTAGTGATTCAAGGCGCACATTACCCATGAAAATCATGGGAGCGAGGCGCCATTCTACACCGTTGTTATATCGTTGTTTGACACCATAAGCTCCACCCCTGTCACGACAAGCGCACGACAGGGATCACGACAGATGGCAAGCATTCGAAAGCACGGCGCTGGCTGGCGGGCCGAGGTGTTCAAGAAGGGGCACCGAGAGGCCAAGACATTCCCCAACAAGGCAATGGCCACATCCTGGGCCACAGCACTGGAGGCGCAGATCCTGGCCGGCACGCTGGCCAAGTACCCGGCCAAGACGCTCGACCAAGCGATGGCCGACTACGAAGACAAGGTGTCCAGCACCAAGCGGGGCGAGGCCTTCGAAGCCAAGCGATTCGCCCACATCCGGCGCGAGCACCCGACCCTGGCGGCCAAGGTGCTGCACGAAATCACGACAGCCGATCTGGCCGAGTGGCGCGACAAGCGGCTGCAGTCGGTGACGTCGGGCACGGTCAAGCGGGAGGCCACGATCCTGCGCCACCTGTGGACGATCGCGGGGGACGAGTGGAAGTGGTGCGACAACCCAGGCCCATGGAAGGGCTTCAGGTATCCGACCGACAACCTGCCGCGCACGCGACGCATAGGCTGGCGCGAGATCAGGAGGCTGCTGCGCTTCGCCGGCTACCAGACAGGGGCGAGGCCCAGGACCAAGGGCTGCGAGGCAGCCTGGGCCTTCCTGGTGGGTTTGCGCACGGCAATGCGGGCGAGCGAGATCATTGGCCTGACCCTGGCGACGGTCAACCTGCAGTCTCGCGTCGTGCGCCTGGATCAGCACAAGACCGCGGCGATAGTGGGCGCGCGGCATGTGCCGGTGACGAAGCAGGCAGGGCGCCTGCTTGGCCAGCTGGCCGGGTTCGCCAAGGAGGATGGGCGGCAAGGCCTGTTCACACAGACGGCCGCGAGGCTGGACGCCAACTGGCGCAAGCTACTGAGTCACGCCGCGATCGACGGGCTGCACTTTCACGACAGCAGGGCCGAGGCCCTGACTCTGATGTCGCGCAAGGTGGATGTGATGACCCTGGCCAGGATCAGCGGGCACAGGGATCTGAAGGTGCTGATGGACACCTACTATCGGGAGCGACCGGAGGAGATTGCGGCCCGCCTCTAGCGCCGCCCCTTCGCCAGATAGGCATCAACCTGATCCTCGCGCCAGAGCCGGTTCTTCTGGCTCAGGTTCACGACCGGCTTCGGGAAGTCGGCGCGCGTCACGATGCGCGATGTGGCGTGACGCCGGCACACGCCGGCCTTCGCGGCGATCTCTTTGGTGTCAATGCGTCGCATCAGAAAGGCACCCGGTCGAAATTGAACTCATCGCAGCCGGTGGCCACGTTCTCAGCCGGCACAGTGCTGGCCCAGCGCTCGCAGTTGTTGCTGGCCATGCGGAACTCCGTGCACTGCATGCAGCCAGACCTCGATGCCGCGTCGAAGATCTCGGCCTGCTTGCGGTGGTATGCCGCCAGCTCGATCAGTGTTGCTCGCTTCATTCCGCATACTCCACATCTGCGATCTCTGGATACTTGCCGTCGGTCAGCGTGATGGCGACCACCTTGCGCAGCGCGCCCTGCTGGGCCATGACGATGGCGGCTGCGGTGGTAGCTGGAATCCAGTCGTTCGCCTCGCGCGCTCGCTGTGCCCACCAGTGCTCTGCCTCAAAGCGGCGCGGCCCGGTGCGATCGAAGTGGATGTACTCGGTGACCACGCTGATCAGGCCCGACTTGTAGATGACGCGCATGCAGTCTGGAGAGCCAGCCTTCGTGTGGGTCAGGTAGTCGACAGAGCTAATGTCGTGGCGGCGCAGCTTCGGCTTCTTGCCGGTCGACATGATCGGCGCGTCCTTGACTTCCGCGTCGTGGTTGATCCGCGCGGCCGGCGGGAACTCGTGACCGCAGCTGCTGCACTTCAGCGTGGCTGTCGCGTTCTGGCTGCCGCAGTTCGGGCACAGCTTGAAAGGCGGCGGGCCGCCCTTCGTCGGCAGCGGAACGCGACCCTTGATCTCGTCCACCGGCCCCATGCTAAGGGTGGTGTCGGTGAAGTCGAGCCAGAGGCAGTCGGGCTTGCCGTTAGCAATCGACTCGCCGATGGTCTGGCCAACCAAGCGCATGCCGCGGCCGGCGATCTGAACGTATAACACAGGTGATTTCGTCGCCCGCATCAGCGCGATGCAATCGATGGCCGGGACGTCGAAGCCCGTGGTGGCCACAGCCACATTGACGAGGCAGGTGAAGTCGCCGCGGCGGAATGCATCGACGATCTTCTCGCGCTCCTTCTTGCCAAGCTGGCCGTGCAGCACCTCGGCCGCAATGCCTTTCTGACGCAGGCAGTCACGCACGTTGGTGGCGTGGTCGACCGTGACGCAGAAGGCGATCCAGCACTTGCGGCGCTGCGATGTAGCGTGGGCGATCAGCTCGTCGCAGGCGGCATCGATCAGCTCCCACTTGTTCGACGCCTCGTCCAGCTCGGCGATCTTGTAGTCGCCGCGCCCAGCGTCCACCGCGACGTTGTCGGTCTTGATGCGGGTCTGCACATCGGACGTTACCAGCGGGCACAGGAAGCCCTCGTCCAGCAGGCGGCGCATCGGCACGCCTGAAGCGATTGCGTGGAACAGTGGCTCTGCGCCAGCTGTCAGCCACACACCGTTTCCGCGGAAGCTCGTGCCCGTCCACCCAATAGTGATGGTGTGCGGGTTGTACTTCTTCAAGTCACGCAGGAAGTCGCGCCACATGCCCTGATCTTTGGAGTCGATCAGGTGGCACTCGTCCGCCATGATGATGTCAATGCGGCCCAGCAGGTGTGCGATCTTGTAGACCGAGCCAATCGTGGCGTATGTCACCTGACGTCCGACCACCTTGCGCCCGACGCTGGCAGACACGATGCCGAGATCCACATCGGGCCAGACCCTCAGCAGCTTCTCGGCATTCTGCTGCAGCAGCTCTTTCTGCGGCACGATGACCAGCACGCGCGTGCCAGCCCACTCTGCGTTAGCACGCTGCGCCACAGCGGCGATCATCACCGACTTTCCTGCGCCGACGCTGCAGTCCATGATCGGATTGCCGCCATCATGGCTCGCCATCCACGCCCACAGTCCGTCGATTGCCTCCTGCTGGTACGACCTAAGTTTCATTGCGTTCCTCTTCGTTTATTTTTTGTGCCAGATCGAAGATCGAACTGGCCTTCTTGATGCCGTCGAATTGCGACTTGTGTCGGCGGGCGACTGGCTCACGCTTGAGCGGTGGCGTTTCCCCCACCGCGAAGTACTTAGCCTTGAACCATCGGCCGCGCACGCTGGGTAGCGGCACCCTGATCCGCACGCTGCGGAAGTGACCGTCGAGTGCAGCAAGCCGGAGGATGTTTCGCGGCGTGCTGCGGCTGACCGGATCACCGAACCGGGCCACCGCCTCCTCGACCGTGAACCCCTCGCCGTCCGGGTTATCCTCGGTCTTCGTTGCTGCGCAGTGCGAGTGGATGGCATGCAACCACTTCGACATGCGCTTCATGCGACCACCTTCGACCCAGGGAACATGCCCTTGTACTCAGCCATCTCGCCCAGGGCCGCCTTGCTTCCGGCGGTGAAGATCTCCTGAGACGAGAAGGCGGCCGGGCCTTCACCGTTTGCGAACAACTTGCCGTCGTGCTTCGACTGGTAGACGACGTCACCATTGTGATAGTCATGGGGCGTCGAAGAGTTGGCCAGCAGGATCGGGATGTACCGATGAGATCCGCAGGCCGCCTTCTGCGCGTCGGCGCCAGGGATGTCGCATCCCCACTTGTCGCAGGCCCACACGCCACCTTCACGGTCGATCACCGGGGTCGAGTGCGCGCAGCTGCGGCATGTCACCTCGGGCACTGCATCACCGTGGCACAGAGCGTGGTAGTCGCAGTACTTGCACTGATACCACGACGGGTCGACGCTGATGCCTGCAGGCGGGACGTTAGCGGTGATGATGCGCTTTGCCTTGTCCTCGGTGCGCGCGGCGAAGTCGGCGTCGAGATGAATCCACTCGTCGTGTAGCTCGTCGGTGTCCTTGTTGACTGCGAGGTACAGCGCGCGATCCACGCCCAGCTTGGCCATGTAGACCTGCATCTGCGCGTAGTGCTCGGGCTTTGCGGCCTTGACCAAGACCTTCTTGAGATTTGAGAAGGACTTCGCCGAGTGCGTCTTGTACTCCAGCACGGCCCAGGCGCGTGGCGCGTACTCAAAGCCGCGGCCCATGCCGTCGGTGCTGCCAGCGAAGTGGCCGCCGAGTGCCTTGAATCCGATCTGCTTTCCGTCGATGTCTTGAATGACCTCGCACCCGATCGAGCGCAGATCGGAAGCGAAGCGCGGCTCGGCCAGATGACCGGACGCGAACAGCCGGAGCAGGCGCCCTTCGTGCTTCATCGTCCTGGCCCAGCGGAAGCTGTACCAGATCTGGCGCGAGCACTCGAGGCCGATGATGGACGCGCCCAGGTGCGGGCGCCTGCTGTCTTCCTGCGCGGTCTCGTACTGACGGACGATGCTCGCGCTGATCTTGCCGGCCAGGGTGTTCTGGGCCTGCGGTGGGAGTGCTGCCATGTGTGTCTCCAATCCAATGGAGTGGGCCAGCTCGTGACCCACTGCGCTGGGCCGCCCGAAGGCGGCTTGAGCTTAGGCCTGGGCTTCGCCGCCCTCGGCCTGCTGGTCGTCGACTGCAGAGTGCAGCTCTTCGCCAGCGCGCATCGCCTCCAGCAGATCGCCGCTCGACATCACCTCTGCCTTGTAGCCATCCTTGGCGACGTAGCTGATGGCGCGATTGCGCGTGGTGGACTCGACGACCTTGCTGGTGCCGTCGGGGCTGGTGACGCGATAGACGCGGGTGCGGGGCAGGGCCTTTGCGGTGGTGGTTTCGGTGGTCATGTGGATCTCCTTGGTTGGTGGTTGGTGCGGGCCGCGATCATATCAGCATTGTGATTGTTGCAGCCCGCTGTGTGATAGCGATCAGCCAGCGCGGCGCATCCAGGCAGGGGGCGAACCAGCTGCCTGCTGTTGTGCGGGCTGCGCGACAGGCTGGTCAGAAGGGGATGCAGTCATCGATGTCGTCGAATCCTGTGAGGCGGGCTGCTGGCCTGCCTGCGCTTGAGCCTGCGCCGGCGGGGCGAAAGGGGCGGAAGCGGCGCCAGCAGCCTGGGCCACAGGGGCGCGGAAGCCACCAGCCGCAGCGCCAGGGGCAGTCGCGCCAGCCACAGGGGCGCGGAAGCCACCAGGGGCGCCAGCCGCGCTGCGCGGGGTGCTGGCAGGCTTGTACCAGCTGGGCTGGTTCGAATCCTCGTACTGCCCGTTGGGGTCTTTCTTCACGCGGATCTTGACCAGCATGGGCGTGTTGTGCAGCACGGTGCTGTCCTCCACCATTTGACCACCCTTGCCGACCGCCTCGCAGATCTCGCGCAGCTCGGACTCAGCGATGCGCTGGACGTCGGGCTTCGGGTGCTGGATGTTCAGATTCACGAACATCAAGCGGCCCTTGAAGCCTTCGTCAAGGCACTGCATCTTGAGCGCCAGCATGGCGGCGCCCTGGGTGCGGGTGCTGTTCTTCAGCTCGCTGTCCACGATCATGAAAAGGTACTCGCCTGCAGGCATGCAGCCGAACTCGCGCTTCGCGGCTGCGCCGGAATTGAAACCAATTTTAGCCATTGTGATATTTCCTCGTGTGGTTTGTGTGTCAATACTTCTTGCCGCCAGCAGCGGCGCGATTGTGCAGCTTGTGGTCAGCGCGCAGTCGGTTGTAGGCCAGCTTCTCCGCCACTGCGCCGCCCAGATCCAGGCTGAGTGCGCCGGCCAAGTCGCAGATGCGGATCATCGCATCTGCCAGCTCAACCTCGATGCCCTTGCGGTGCGGAAGGTGGTCGTCCATCAGACCCTTGCGGTCTGCCTCAAGAGCCTCGCTGACCTCACTGTGGATGAGTGCCAACTTCTCGGCGACATTGAAGCGGCGACCACCGTCGCCGTCGGCGTCGCGCAGATCGGCGCCGGTCTTGATGTCAGTCCACCAGCCAGCCCTTGCCGCGTCCCCGTGGCACTGCACGACAAGGCGAGTCACGAGCGCCTCGGCAAGCGAGACACCATGGTCGCGCAGGACCATCGCGTTGATGTCATCCATGCTAACGCTGCTCATGCCTGCACCGCCGGGTTCATTGCCGCATCGAAGTCGGCGTATGAGAATGGGATCTCGGCCGGCAACTGGTAGCGATTCTTAGCGTAGTGCGACGGGCGCTCCTCGGTGTACATCACGCGCTCGCCAGTGCCGACCCCGCGGGTGGTCTTCTTGTTGAAGCCAGCATCCGACTGAGTGGTGTAGCTCTTGAAGTTAGCGAACAGGACAGCGTCACCCCACTCCTGCACGATCTCGGCGGCACGCTTCTGCAGTTTGATCTGGTAGCGATCGTAGCCATCCGTCGTCGGGTCATCGAAGCGCTTCACCTCGCTGTGTGCCAGCAGGATGATCTGCATGCCACGCTCGTCGCGCAGGACGTTCAGCGCCTCCAGGAACTCACGCCAGACGTCGGCCGCTGCGATGTAGCCCTTGCCGAACCCCGGCTGCTCGATGTCCTTCCAGCTATTGCGGCTCGACGCCTCGGCCCACACCATCGGCTCGAACCAGTCGAGTGTGTCAACCACGACTGTCTTGAAGTCGTGCTGCTCGGTGATCAGCGTATTCAGCGCCTCGACCGTCTCGGCCCAGCTCTTGATCAGCGGGAATGTCGGGATGTCCAGGCGGCCCACACCATCTTCGAACGGCAGCAGGATGGGGCTCGGTGCGCAGGCGCCGAACGTGGTCTTGCCGACGCCATGCGGTGCGTACAGCACGATGCGGGGCGGCTTCTGCACGGCTCCGCGGGTGATAGATGCAAGATTGAAACCCATTGTGGTCAGACCTTTACGAGTTGAAAAGTGACGGCAGGGATGGCCGCCTTAGAGCTGGGCCGGTCGGGCCCTTCGAACTTGGACATTGCGATGCCGACGGTCTCGGCTTCGAACTTGGTGGCGCGCACATCGGATGCGACCACGACGTATTCATTGGCGCCGCCGCGTGTCTCGATGTTGCGCAGCCAGCCGATGTGGCGGCTGCTGATGAAGACCTTAGCCTTGTACGTCATGGCTTGCGCACCTCGATCTTGACCTTGGCCTCGCCAACCCTGGTGGTGTACAGCGCGGCTGCGGTGGTGGCATCGGCATCACTCAGCTTGCGCAGCCGACGCAGGTCGATCGCAGCTTCGAACCTGAAACACTCCTGCACGGCGGCAGGCAGTCGCTCCCAGGCCTGCTTGATAGCTTCGCTGTCCGCGTCGCGCGTCGCGGGCTTGGCCACCCTGACCGTGTATACGTCGGCCACGTTGATCGACTTCTCGCCCTCGCTGATCGGGCCGATGATCTCCTTGGCCAGCGTTTCTGCCTGCGCCCTCAGCCCGGCAACGATCACGGAGTGCGGCGCCATCGCTGCGTTCATTGCTGCAGTCGCGTCACTCAACTTGTCGAGCAGCTCTTTCAGCATTGTGATGTTTTGATCAGCAGCGCTCACCACAGCAGGCCTCCCTGCCATGCCACCAGCCCGATCAGGACTGCGGCCACGCCGACGATGTCGTCAATGTTCAGCTTCATGCGTTCCTCTTTGTTTGTCGTTGTGAGACACACACTATATCAGCATTGTGATTACTGGGGTGCGATGTTGTGATTTTTTTTTCGTGCGCGCCTCGACCAGTTCGGCGGTGCGCAGCAGTGCGGTGCTGGCCTCGTAGGTGTAAGTCGACGCCATCGTGGCGACGTTGCCGGTGCCGGTCTCCCGATACACATCGGCCAGCAGCGCGTTCGTGTTGACGATCTCGCGGGTGAGTGCGTCGATGCGCTCAGACAGATCGCGCAGCGCGTTCGTCGCGGTCTTGATTCGTTGTTCGTTCAGCATTGTGATACAGAGATAGAGGGAAGGCGACCCATCGCGGCCATCGAGAAGATCGACACCGGCACACGGTCGCGCATGACGTTGGCAATCGTGCCGTTGGCTTGCTTCAGGCTCTTGCTGCTGGCGATCTTGAACCACTCCTCATCCTCGTCCTCGGTCGTGCTCGCGTCGGCGCCTGCCAGGGTGACCTTGGGGGCTGCCTCCAGGCGGGCCAGTGCCAGTGCCTTCTTCTTTGCTGAGTAGCTCGGCTTCTTCATCAGCGCCTGCACTGCAGCCTGCACCGCAGCAAGGTCCAGGCGAATGTTGGCCGACTCGTAACCCTCTGGCGCCGGGCCGTAGGTGAAGCGCGCAGCGGCGCGGCCGCTGGCCGCATAGAACTCGCTGTCCAGGGCCGCGATGTGGATGTCGCACGATCGGCGCAGCGCGGTCAGGCAGGTGCTGACTGTTGCCTTGGGCAGCCCAGGCAGCGCCTTGGCGATGTCGCGGATGCCGTAGACCCCGGTCGGGTTTGCGCGGAACATCTCCAGCAGCTGGCGCCGCGCAGACACCTCGTGCCGATTGCCCGCCGCCTCGGCCGTCTTGCCGCCGCCCACATAGATGATGTTGGCCCAGGCCAGATTGTTGGCGTCGCCATCGACGTAGCGGGTCTGCGACATCGCCGGCCACTCGCCCACCATCAGCGCGTGGACGATGGTGCTGGCTGCCGTGACGGTCCCATTGACCGAGACCCGGCTGCTGCTGCGGCCCGTCTTGCCGCGTGCGCTGGCGCCCGTCTTGCGCACCGTGATGGCGCCAGTCTCCGGGTCATAGGCCAGGATCTTCTGAAGCTGCTGCGGGGTGTAGATCTCGCGGCCGTGCACTTGCTTGATAGTCACTCTTGTCTCTCCTTCGTTGATCACAGATTGCTGCGCCCAGCAGGCGCAGGGGTCTGGGGTCATTTCAGATCCGTCACCACCCACCTCTCGGCCCGCGCCGGTAGGTGTGGCAGGCGTGGAACATCACGGCGGAGTAGGGGCGCCTGCTGTTGATGGCATCAGCCATCGCTCGCGTCATGTCGCTGTGGGCGCTCATGGTCAGCTCACCTGATCGAACTTCTCAAGCAGAGCGCGCGCGCCGCTCAGTTCCTCCGCGTACTCGCGCTCCATGTAGCTGACGCCACTGCAGGCCAGCTCCAGATTGTTCAGCGCGGCGAGCGGCTGCGAGTAAGTGGGCAGCGAACCCAGGCGCGCGGCCTGATCCAGCAGCTTGATGTTGGCGGCTGTGGCCGGGCTGAGTTTTACGGCTTCTCCGGGGTGCATTGGCATGGTGGTCTCCTTGTTCAGTTGGGGGTGCGGGCGAGCAGGGCGGCAGCGTCGGCCATCGCGCTGCGATCCAAGCGATGGCGAGCCATGTACATCTGACCCTCGCTGTGCAGCTTGCGCAGCGCCTCCACCAGCTCACTGTACGTCGGCAGGCCGACGTTGCTGGTGTGCGCGTCAGCTGTGGCGATGGCTTCTTTTTGGCTGTCGTTCATCTTGCTCTCCTGATTTCGTTTCAGAGATTGCATCATATCACCATTGTGATACTCAGTGTCAACTCACTCGGCGAAGTATTGGTGTCCAAGCGGGTACTTGGCGCTGCCGACCGGGCCAACGAGGCCGGCATCAGGGATCGCATTCATCGCCAGCTCTGCAGCCTTGCGGCCATCGTTGCTGAACTCAAAGTGCGCGATCACGCTTGCGACGAGGCGGCCATTGTGGTCACTGGTGGCGACTGTGAGTGCGAAGACTGTGGTGTTCATTTCGATCCCCTGTTTGCATTGCAGAGCTTGCATCATATCACAAGCGTGATGCATATCGTCAACAACTTTCTTCAGATGCCGTGCGCAGCCAGGAGCTCGTGGGCCTCGGTGCTGCCGCCATCGACGATCAGGATGCTGGCGCCCTGGCCGGCCCAGATCTTGAGGATGCGCGGCTCGATGGTCTTCGTGCCAGCGGTGTCGGCCACGGCCTGGGCGAACGGCCCGGCAGGGTAGAACTTGATCTGACCGTAGACGGACTTAGCTTTGAGGTTGATTATCATGGTGGTCTCCTTACTGCGCGACAACAGCGAACGTGGCGCGGTGGTTGCCCTGGAATGTCCAAGAGCTGCCCGGGCGGAAGTAACCGCGCACCTCGCCGCTCAAACAGGTTGCCTCGCAGACCACACAATCCGACGGGCCGACACCAGCCTCGGGCCAGTAGCCTTCTGGGCGGTGCCCGCTGGACTCGCGCAGATCAGTGACCACCTCAAAGCGGCCGCCATAAAACAGGACGATGTCACCCTTGCGAAGTTGGTGCGCGTTCTTCGTGATGGTCTTGATCATGCTGATCTCCGTTGCGTTGCGATGGCTTGACTATATCACGCTTGTGATATTCGCTGTCAACAAGATTTCGTGTTGTCAACCACAAGCCGCGGCCCGTGCGTGCGCGCCTCATGGTTAGCCACCGTCACGGGGCTGATGGCTCGCAGCCCCTCCCAGCGGCCGATCATGGCGAGGCAGGCCTCGGCCGCGCTGTCTCGGGCGCGGATGTCGTCGGCGAACCTTGGTGCGATCTCCAGGGCGCGCAGGGCCACGACATGGCGATACAGGCGCTGGCCGACGTCCATCTTGATGAACTCGTCACGGGTGGCGCCATGCAGATCCAGGCGGGACCAGTTGGCTGAGTTGATGATGCGGCGGATCTCGGCGATCTTCATGGCTGTCTCCTTATGCCTGGGCCAGCTCGTCTGGCATATCGATCACATCGCCCAGCTTGCTGGCGACGAAGCAGCGCATGGCTGCTATCAGTGGGGTCGGACCGTCTCGGTTGATGGCAAGAATTCCGCTGTCGTCCTTGACGTTGTGCACCCCGCACCACATCTCCGGCGCGCTCGGGTCCAGCTGATTCCACTTGAACAGGTTGTGGATCTCCCGATCGATGATCGGCCCGCCATGCGCCCAGTCGGTCGAATACTTCGGAGTCGGGAACCAGCCGCCGCCGGGGATCTGCGCAGACGAAACGCTGACAGTGTTGTTGGCCCTGTGGAACTCGATCATGTCGGCATCCTCAACTGGGTCGATGGTGTCGGTGATGTCCTTCCAGCTGCGGATCTTCGTCTCGTGGCCCAGCGCCTTTGCCACCGCCCAGTCAAGTTGACGCCTGATCAGGTCGCTCGTGTTGATCATCATGGCCATCTCCCGTTGCGCCGCAGCGCTGTTGCAATGGCTTGACTATATCACGCTTGTGATATCAGGCGTCAACAACTTTGTGGAGATCAGCCCAGCGTCCTGGCCATCGCCAGCATGCCGTCCTGCTGGGCAGGCGCCAGTCGGCGGAAGATCTGCAGCAGCTCTGCGGCCCGCGCGTCGCTGACCACTGCCCAGGCGAACGGGTTGCCGCGGCCGTCCAAGATCCAGCTCGGGCTGCACTCCAGCACCTCGGCCATCTTCAGAAGGGTGGGCGCGCTGGGCTTGCGCGACGCGTCCGTCAGTATGTTGGACAGCATCGGCTGGGTTGCATTCATGCGAGCTGCCGCCTCCACCTGCTTGAGCCCGCGCACTTCCAGCAGCCAGCGCACACGCTCGCCGACGGTCATGGCCTGGAACATCTCCTCGGACTCAGGGGTCCAGTCGTTTTTACGGTTCACCATATAACCTCCGTATAACAATGATGTATGATGCTGGCGCCGCATTGGCACCTAACAAGGACAACTCCATGACACTCGACAAGGCACTCTCTCATTTCAAGACCAACACGGTCGGACTCGCCTCCCTGCTCAATGTCAGCCAGCCCGCAGTGAGCAACTGGCGCCGCCGAGGCTCGATCCCTGAACTCCAGCAGCTCCGCATCGAGAAGCTGTCTGAGGGCAAGCTGAAGGTCGACAAGAAGATCAAGCCGGCATCACAGAAGTGAATGTAGTCATCGCCCGCTGATATCACAATCGTTATTTGGTAGGAGGCATAGCCAAATGAGTGGACAAGACGGACGGCCGGCCTTGCGGGCTGAGATCCAGCGACTGGCCACCACGGTGCCGATCGAGAAGTTCCAGGGCTGGTCGCAGCAGACGGCAGTGGCCTACAAAAAGGAGTGCAGCAAGGCGATGGCAATGGTCCGCAAGGCTGGCACAACCGAGGTGCAGCTCACTATGCAGCTCAACAAGATCAAGGGTTTCCACTGATGAGCAATAGCAACACAACGCTGAAGACCGTCACGGTCGACGACGTCTATGACGCCGAGCTGATGACCATCACCGGCAGCGTCGGCGCGCGCGGGAAGTTCTTCCGCATCACATACCCAGACATCGACCACCCACTCGTGGCCCAGGCGGTGCTCAACGCGCGCAGGCTGATTCAGGACGCATATCACGACGCAGTCGAGGCCGGCGATGTGGAGTGAGTACATCACGACGATGGTCGTCGATGCCGACGATGACGGCGGCCCAGGTGACGTATGCATCGAGACGCAGGGCCTGTACGGGCAGAGTGGTGTGCGGGTCATCGTCGACCGAGACATCTTCCTCCGCGACTTCCACCGGCTCGACCGTCAGGTGTTTCACTTCGCTTTGGCGGTGGAGCTGATGCGCCAAGGCCACGCTGTGCGCCGCAAGGGGTGGTCCGAGCTGGCCCCGTCGATCGCAATGAACCGCGATCTCGCCGAGATCGTCTACGCCAGCAACCGCAGCGTGCCAATCCCGAGCCTGCGCGGCTCCTGCATCGTGGCCGAGGACTGGATCGCCGCCGAATAGATCAGCATTGTGATACAGTCAGAGAATCACAATGCTTATGTGGAGCAAGAGATGAAGATCCTGAGCGACGTCGGTTGCGGCCTCATTCTTATCGGCATCGCGGTGGTGTGCTGGCATGTCGGGATCGACCCGGTCCTGCCACTCGTGTTCGGCGTGTTCATCGTTCTGGACGCGATGCGATGAAGACGCACGCAGAGCACGCTGCCACCAGCAGCATCCGCGCGCTGAACGGCCGCGATTGTGTCGAGGCTGACATGCTGGCCGGTGGCGTCATGTGTGCCAACTGCATGTGGCGCGCTCCGCTTCGCTCGCCATTCTTTGCCCAGCGCGCAACACCTCCCCTTGGCCGCGGCCCGAAGACCCGCGGTCCTTTTCGTAGTGACTTTGAGATCTCAAGGAGCAAGTAATGAATAAGCACGAAGCAATCGGCTACCTGCCGCTCGTGGCGGCGCTGGCTGAAGGCAAGACCTTGCAGCTGCAGCGCTGCGACTCGTCCTGGCGCGACATCGAGGAGCCGCTGCTTAATTACCCGCCGGAGCGGTATCGCGTCAAGCCTGAACTTGTGCTGGTTCACGGGAGGATGGCCCTGGTGGTCGGATTCAATGGCGAGCAGTCACTGAGGATGTTCGCCTGCGACGCCGCCGGGAAGACGCCGCTCGATGTGACCGAGCTGTCTGAATTCATCTGCTGGGTAGACGCCACAGTGATCACGGTCAGGGCAGGCGACGACGGCAAGGCAATTCTCGTGTGACAGTATCACAATGCTGATGTAAGATCAGAGCCGGCCGCGAGCCGGCTTTTCTCATTCTAGAAGGGACGCATGAAAGACATCGAATACCAAGCCCCAGCAGGGGCTGATCTGCCCGACGACTACTGCATCACGATCGTCACCGACGATGTGCCGCTGGGCAAGCGCATCCACGCCGACGGCACGAAGAGCAGCAACGTGATGCTGGTCGACGGGGAGGCCTACACCGTGCGCTGCCGCACACACGAGGAGCTGGCCCAGGTCATCCAGTACGCGAGCGAGCGCAACACCACAGCACTGATCCTGGGGCACTTCGGCGTGCCGGTGGGCGTCGAGTTCAGGCTGGTCTCGCGCGGCCTGATGCGTGGCGCGCTGATGACCATCCAGGGTGTGACCGACCCGGCCGCGATCAGTGACGAGGAGCTGGACGGCATCCACGTTCTGACCGACCCGCTGGGTCAGACGAACATCGCGGTCTGCCGCACGAAGCACAACGCGCGGCCATCGCGGTGGGCGCTGATCGACCGGGACATCGACGCGCAGACGCCGGCCACCTTCGCCAGCCTGTCGCACGAGGCCTTCCTGCGGGCGCTGGACGACGTCATCCCAGGCATCAGCGCGGCCACCAGGGTGTCGACCCTGTCCAGCTCTGCACGGGTCACCGAATATGGCGGCAAGCCGGGCAGCAAGGCAGGGCACACATTCGTCAGGCTCGACCACCCGGTCGACCGGGACCAGCTGAAGGCGGCCGTGCGCGCCAGGGCGCTGGCCACCGGCAAGGCGTGGCTGGTCAACAAGTATGCGAAGGACGACCCGACCAGGGCGGTGGCCCAGGACTGGCGCTGCCTGCTGGACGACAGCGTCCTGGCCCTGGAGCGGCTGGTCTTCTGCGGCGCGCCGACGGTCGACCACGGGTCGGGGCTGATCGTGCATCCGCAGACTGTCGAGATCCACCGCGGCACGACCGACGACGTCTGCGCGGATCTGGAGCTGCCAGACGAGGACGATCTGGTCACCGTGACCACGGCAGCCGGCCGGCCGGTGTTGATGGAGCGCGACGGGGAGGGCGGGGTGGCGCAGTTCCGCGAGGACGGCCTGCGCCCGACGACGCCGATCGAGACGCGCGACGGCATGATGACGCTGGCCCAGGTGGCGGCCACGCTGCAGCCTGGGCTGAAGGTCCGCTGCCAAGCCCCGTTCCGCGAGTCCAGCAGCTGGGCCGCCTTCGTTGGCCTGACCCAGCGGGGCGAGCCGTTTGTCTATGACTCCGGCACCAACACGACCTACAACCTCGTGCATGAGCCCGACCCGGCCATCGCTCGGCTGATTGCTGGCACGGCCAAGCGGCAGGCTGCGGCCCTGGGTGTGACGCTGCCAGATCCGACGCCGCTGCCCGAGCACGAGTTGCCTCCCGAAGCTCGGCCGACGTGGTTCACCCAGGCTGTGGCGCCCAGCGTGCTGCCGCCGGCCGCGGTCGACGCCATCGAGCGCAACACCAACCGAGCAGCCGAGCAGGCCCAGCCGCTGGGGCGTGCGGTCAAGATCCCGCAGAAGGTGTTGGACGACATGCCGCTGCAGCTGCGCACGGCATACGACTGGATGATGGCCACCCAGCCGACCGAGCCACAGAGCGAGCTGGCCCTGGCGGCGAGCTTGGCCCTGGCTGCGACCGTGCTGGGTCGCATGGTCCGCACTGGCACGGGCCTGCGGACCAATCTCTACATCGTGGCCACCGCAGCAACCGGCACCGGCAAAGAGCACGGCCGCAAATGCATCAGGCGGGCCCTGGCGTCGGCCAATCTGGCGCACCTGGAGGGCGGCGACCCAGCATCGGGCCCGGCCATTGTGTCTCGCATTGCAGAGCACCCGAGCACGCTCCTGCAGCTCGACGAGTTCGGCCTGCTGCTGCAGTCGGCCAAGCGTGAGAACAGCCCGAAGCACGGCATCATCAAAGAGCTGCTGGCGCTGACTGGAGCGGCCGAGCAGACCTACGTCGGCACGATGTACAGCGACACCAAGGCCAAGGCCGCCAGGGCGATCGTCTACCCGTGCCTGAACGTGTATGCAACGACCACGGCCGACACGCTGTACGAGGCGCTCAACGGGGCCGACATGGCGTCGGGCTTCTTGAATCGCCTGATGCTTCTCGAGAGCCCGGCCCAGTCGCGGGCTTCGCTGGGCCTGCGCTACTCCGACGCTGGCGCTGGTGTGCCAGTGGGACTGACGCACTGGATGGCGGCCGTGCACTCCTCGGCGCCGATCGTGCCGGGCACTGGGAATCTGGTTGGCCGCACGCCGGAGCACGCTCCCACCGTCAGGCTTACGGCGCCAGCGATGCACATCGCTGAGTCCATCGTGCAGCCCTGGCTCGACGGTGCAGTCGAGGTGGCCAAGCGCAAGGGGATGGTTGATCTGTGGACCCGCTTCGGCGCCCTGCTGCAGCGTCTGGCCCTGGTGCACGCGTGCACAAGCCACACGGCAGAGGAATACATCGCAGCGCGCGACAGCGAGCGCGGCCTGGAGATCGGCCCGTCGTCGATCACCTGGGCGTTCGGTCTGGCCAAGCACTGCATGTTGCGGATGGAAGATGTGCTGACGTCCAATCTGAGCGGCTCCGATCACGAGGCGCTGATGAACAAGATCAAGGAGTTCCTGCGCCGGCCGTATGGAGTCAAGCGAAAGACACAAACCTTCGGTGGCGCCATCGGGTTCCCGAAGTCGATGATCATCTCGTCCATCAGGCAAGCACGCGCCGCCAAGCCGCTGGACCTGAACAATGCGCTGTCGTCGCTGATCGACTCGGGCGAGATCATCGAGATCGATGTGCGCGGTCCCAGCGTTCGCAGTCGAGCCTTCGTGCACGCCGAGCACTACAGCTCGACGATGGACCCGGAGACCCTGGTGGCCCACATCGACGGACACCCTGACCACTCGTATGAGCAGATCACCGAGTCGATCATCACTGCCACCCGTGTGCGCAGCAACTAAAGGAATATCACAATGGAAAAGATCATCGTCCCAGCCCAGCAGGCGGCCATTAAGGCTATCGTCGAGGCGGCCACCGTGCCCGGCGGCACGACCGTCCTGGCGCTGATTGGGTACGCCGGCACCGGCAAGAGCTACTGCATCGGCGAGGTCCGCGCGCAGCTGGAGGGCCTGGGCATCTACCCGCTGACCATCGCGCCGACCAACGCGGCCGTGAACGTGCTAAAGGAGGCCGGCATTGAGGGCGCCACCACCTGTCACTCGGCCCTGCGGCTGACCCCGAAGCGCACGGCCAGCGGCGAGCTGTCCTTCAAGCGGCGCCCGGCCAGGGGCGGCGAGCTGGAGGTGTTTGAGGGCCTGCAGGTGCTGATCGTCGACGAGTCGTCAATGCTCGACCCGGAGCTGGTCGACCTGATCCTGGCCGATGCGCGTAAGCAGGCGGTGCGGCTGGTCCTGTTCGTCGGCGATGACGCGCAGCTGCCGCCGGTGTCGGGCGACGGTAGCGTGTCGCCAGCGCTCACTACAGAGCCTCACCAGATCTTGCGTCTGACGGAGGTCATGCGTGGACGCGGCAAATGCGATGCGCCAGCGCTTGCGCAGGTTGTGCGCGACAACATCGAGCGCTCAGAAGTGACGCTCCCAAGGGAGCTGCTGGAGCGATACGACCAGGGCGATCTCTGTGGAGTGAACGTCGTGCGTGAAGGCACGGATGAAGCATGGATGCCTGGAGGCAAGAGCATGCGTGTCTCGACGCGCGTCCTGCTGGCTGCGCTGCGGTATCAAGCTCATGTGTGGTCGAAGGCTGGTGAAGCTGGCGTGAGCGCTCAGGAGAATGCAGAACTGACGCCTTACGCAGTTGCGTACCGAAACAAGACCGTTCTGGAGATCATCCGAGATGTGCGCCGGGAGTTGACCGGCTCAGAGATCCCGTTTGTGGGCGAGGAAATGGTGTTTTCTGAGCCGCTCGTTGAGGGCATCGGAAAAGATGAGCGCGTTGTGTACAACGTGGGTGATCGAATCAGCGCTGTGTATGTCAGCTCGGTGAAGACATGCGAGCACTCCGATCTGCAGTACATCCTGATCAGCGACGGCCAGCTGCTGAACGACGGGAGCCAGCGGATGATGAAGGTGGCCCGAGATCCGGCCGAGTGGCTCGACCTGAAGAGCGAGTGCTGGAAGCTGCGCAAAGAGCTGGAGGGCGTGGCGCCTGGGCACCGTACCAGCGAGCAGGTTCGCCACCTGCAGGCAGTCAAGGCCTGCCAGGAGGAGCTGCGCCAGATCGTCGATCTGCGTGGCGTCTGGGCCACCACAGCCCACAAGGCCCAGGGATCGACGCATGGGGTCACCGTGGTCGATCTGCACGACATCGGCCTGTCTAGCACCACCCGCGGTGCATTCAAGACCCAGCAGGAGCTGCATGCGGCCCGCGTCCTGGCCGAGCAGACGTACAACCGAATGCTGTACGTCGCGCTGACCCGGCCGAAGTCGGAGTTGGTGCTGGTTGTGTGATGTTTTTGGTGCGCCAGCGTCTTGTGATATTCGCATGACGCTGGCGTCATGCAGGTGACATGAACTTGGAGATTGACACGCTAGTCAGTAGTATTCGCACCAAAGTGGTGCGCAAGTTCATGTCAGCATGTCGTTATATTGACACTCGGCGTCATGACTTTATCACAACTGAAATGGGTGACTTAAGTGCTTGATATATAAGAAAAAAACTCTCTTCTATCTCTCTCTTTCTGTTATTTATTTAGCTAGTTCATGTCGCATGACGCTACTCCCCCCAGATTTTGATTTTTATGGGTCTGAGGGTGGTTTTAGGGTCCAGGGGGGTTAGAGGGCGTCATGCGACATGAACATCACAAAACAGGGCCTGAAACATCACAGAGCGACGGAGCGGCGCACGGCGCGATCAGTGGTCGGTTTTTGACCATGACGTCGTGACTGTAAAGTCGTCAACTCCACAAGCAAGGAGTTGAAGATGGGTTCAAATGGAGAGCGACAGAAGACGAGCCTGAAGGGTATGACCCCCGAGCAGATCAAGGCGCACATTAAGGATCGGCAGCGCAAGAAGTACGAGCGCGAGGTAGAGAAGGCTGGCGGCATCGAGGCATTCAGGGAGCAGCGCGCCGAATACCGGCGCAAGTACCGGGCCGAGGGGCGTGACCGAGGGGTCACACCGGCGCAAGCCAAGCCAGATGCCGCAGGCGGCGTCTACTGCCCGTGCTGCGGGGTGGCGCTGAAGGTGGTGGCCAAGTGACCAAGCAAACCAACCAGAGCCCCCAGGACAGCCTGGAGGGCCAGACCCACACCAGCCCCTTGCCGAAGCCGGCCGGAGCCGTCCTGGCCCTGCTGATGCTGCCGTATCCACCCCTGAGCGGGAACCATGCGAACCGGCAGGGCCTGGGCAGGACGTACAAGCGGCCCGAGGCTGTGGCATATGAGCTGGAGATCAAGCGTCGTATCGTGACCAGCCGCTACGCCGGCGCGACAATCGATGAGCCGATCGCAATCGAGCTGCAGGTGTGGCCACCGGACCGCAGGGCACGGGACCAGACGAACGTCTGCAAGGTGCTTGAAGATGCGCTGACCAGGGCGAAGTTCTGGGCGGATGATTCAAACCGGATCATCAAGCGCACCACTTTTCAGTGGCACGACTTCGATGCGGCAGAAGCGAAGGAGGGATGCGTGATGCTGACGGTGACACGCTTCCCGCGACTATCACAATGATGTAGAGAAGTGACGCCAGGAATGGAACCGCTAAACGTTGACCAGCAGCAGACGCTGCAAATCGTGCACGACTTTTTGCGCACGAGGATGGGAACACTGGAGCGCGGCATCCCTGGCGTGCACCCCATGTGGAAGCACGGATCGCGTGCTGTGGATGGAGACACCGGAGAAGAGCGCGCAGAGATGGTCGCGCTGGGTGTCGCAATGAAGCGCGTCGCCGAGCATGAGCCTCAAGCGTATGCGCTGCTGGAGCGCAGTTTGGGCGGTGACTCAGCGATGCGCAGGTTCAGCGTCGACGAGGAGCTGCTGTTTTTGTGGTGTCTGGATCTTGTAGAAAGTTACGTTGAGGAGCTTATGCGTGACTGAAAATCAACGCAGGAACATCGCTCAAAAGTTGGCACGCCAGAGTGTGTCCACTCCAGCGTTACCACAGAAGCGCACTCCGAAATCGCAACTCGGGCGTGAAGGGCCGCTTTTCCACGCATCCGGGGGGTCTGCCAGGAGATTGACAGACGGCGCCGCAAGAATGGAGCTGCCTGTCGCTGAGTTCGCAAAAGTGGCAGCTGAGAGGGTGCGCTTTGAGCTGGAGCAGTACCTGCCTGCTGAGACGATCGCCAGGATCGCGCCATCCCTGGCTGTGCTCAAGCGATCGTCGAAAGAGGACCGGGTCGAAGCGCACAAGCGGCGCACTGCGGCGATGAAGGCGGCAGGGTATGGCCACCTGAACATGGTCCCAGTGCGGACCGCCCATGTGGACTACCTGATGTCGGCCTGGGACATCAGGACGAAGGGCGAGCTAGTCCGGGTGGCCCTGGCCTACCTCGTCAAGCAGACCAAGGACGGCCTCAAAGCGATCGAAGTCGAGCGAGAAACACAGGGCGAGTAGTGCTACCATCACTGGTGTGATCGAGTGATCACATTGATTAATCAGTGAGGAACGCATGAATATCCATCTCAAGCTCGCATCAGATGAGCTGTGCGACGACATTAAGCACGGCAACAACTGGGCCGCCACAACCGCCAAGAGCGACGCAGAGCTGCGCGAGTACAAGCGCACACTGCTGGCTGCCGTGCTCGACGTCGACTTCTCGGACGAGCAGGCAATCCGCACCGCTGTCGATGAGGTGCTGCGATGAGCCAGCTGACGGACGAGCAGTGCATGGGTTACCGGACGATGCGCGCCACGTTTAACGGCATGCTGAGGAAGGTCTACGAGGATGGCATTGCTGCTGGCGCAGCCAGCATCCAAGACAAAGCCGCCGAGCACAGCTTTGACGATTACTGGTCCGCAAGATGGCTGGACACCGAGGCGCTCCGCGATGAATACCAGCGGACCCATGTGGCTGACATTGCGCGTCAGGCGTTTGAAGCCGGGCTTGACCTCGCCAGCACCCAGCAGGCCGCGCCCAAGACCATGCCCTGCATCTGCGAGTTTCCAGATCCGTCCAAGTGCGGCGCTCCTTGCGAGCATCAGCCAACCAGCACCCAGCAGGCCGAGCCTGTCGCCTTCACAGTTGATGATGTTGACCGCATCCGGGACTGCGCGCTGGCTGTGTTTCACGGCTGCTCGCAAGAGGCAAAGGATGTGATCGAGTGGTATCACGGATCGCTGCGCGTGGAGGTTGGCGCAAAGGGAGCGTCCCAGCAGGCCGAGCAGACAGCTTGGGTCTGGAACCCAGCGACAGAAGCATGGGAGCAAGTGCGCGCTCCTGGACACTGGGAGCATGGTGCCATCTACGCAGTCGGCCCAACTGCTCCCGCACTGCTGGCCGAGCCCGCCCAGGCAGCGGTGCCGCATCCCGGATCACCCGAGGCCAGCGCAATGATGGATTCCGTGCTGGCTGAGTACAACTGGCCGACGAACACCAAGAACGCGGC